TACGATGAATGATATGACACTAAGAATTATTGAAGGGTTAGTAATGTATGACCTATTCAAGATATTTGTAAATTTAACATTGCGTTTAGCTTTAAATGCATTACCAGGAGGAGATAAAGATGGCGAATAAAAAAGAGTTAGAATTAGAGAGACATGCTTTACTACTAGATATGGCAGGAAAAATTGATTTTATTTTCCAATTATTAAGTCAAGCTACTATTCAAAATGATAAAGAGGAGTCTACAAGTGAACGGAAGACACGCAAGAAAGCTAAGAAAGCTGAGTGAATTTAAACCTAATGCAGAAAGGCATTATCATCAGTTTAATAATTCTCACAACTACGTGCTTGGTGACAGTGGGAGACTTGAGAAAGGTCCTGGCACTGTTGTGGAAGTAACTACAGACGGAGAAGCTACTACACCTAGAGCTATATATAAGCACATGAAGGAAAAATATTATGATAGAACCTTTTAATGAATCATCAATGATGACCATAGTAGATGAGATATTTAAGACAGAAACCTTAGACCATCTATCTATAGAAGATCAAATGATGGTAATAGATTTAGTATGTGATAGTTTGAGAAGATATAAAGGTATAGAGACAAAAAACTTTTTAGATGAAATAGATGAAGAATACCAAAAGAAAAAAGAAAATTATAGATATAATTTATCTGACTTGTAACCCTGCCACACACAAGGAGAATACATGATAAACAATGTACAAACACAGTCAAGTGAAGAAAAGAAATCTTACGAACCCTTATCAGATGACAGCTATACGGTTGTCTTTAATCGGGTAGGTGAGAAATCAACCAAAGCCGGAAATGGTACTCTAATAGATGTATCTTTTCAGGTAGTAGATGGAGAGTTTAAGAATCGATTGATTTGGGACTCTTTCTTAATTAGTCACCCTAACCCTAAAGCAGCAGGCATTGGATTGCAGCGTCTTGATAAGATGTTAAAGTCTGTTGGTGTCCATGGAGGATTCGACGCTTTAGGTAATGATAGCACCCAGATGGAGCAGTTCATTGGGAAGGAGCTTGTGATAGATACCTCAATTGAGAGTAACCCTGGATACAAGCCACGTAATGTAGTTAAAAGATACAGTAGGAAGTAAGTATGTTATTCAATGGTATAGAGTACAATATACAGTTCTGGCAGGGACAAGAGTTAGGTAGAACTCTAGCCATTGATACTGAAACTACTATAAAGCCTTTTACGGAAACTCCCGATCTTGTTACCTTCCAGGTGTTTGATGGGGAGAATCTGTTCTATGTTGACAGGTGCGATGTAAACAAGTTTTTAACACAACACTTAAGTAGAACACTAGTGTTTGCCAATGCACCTTTCGATGTGGATGTACTGAGAAAGTTTACGGAAGATAAGTATTTATTAAAAGAACAAATTGAAAAGGACCTTGTATATGATGTTAATATTTTATTTAGGTTATGGGGCTTGGCTACTACTGGTAATGTTCCTAGGAAGTTTAGTCTGTCTGTCATATACGAGAGATTTTTTAACGAGAGTCTGGACAAATCATCAGAAATACGAGAAAATTTTGACCAATTCTTCAATACGCCTTTGCAAAAAATCCCCCGAGACTTTCTCGAATACGGAGCCAAAGATGTTATTGCCACCTTCCATTGCTTTACTAGGCTCAGAATGGAAGTCACTAGATTAAAAAGTAATACTAATTTATCGCATCATATACAATTACTGGGGTCATTAGCCCTTAACCGGATGTACAAAAATGGTATTGGTTTTGATGAGCATAAGGCTCAAGAACTATTAAGAGAACTTAATGCTACCTTGGAGGTACAACATGCCAAGATGTCTTGTTACGGTTTTGTAAAAGGCATTAAAGGAAATCAGAAAGCATATAACCATGTAATAGAATACTTAGGTATTAAGTTACCTAAAACTACGGAAGGTGATTACTCTATGAAGGAGAGTGATCTTGAAAAATACAAAGGTAATCACTTCATAGCTTCTTTCTTGGATTACAAAAAGACTGAAAAAACTACATTCTTTATTAGAAAGTTATCTGGCAGTCGCGTTCACCCAAGATATGATTTGCTAAAAAATACAGGGAGGACCGGATGTTCCTCGCCCAATATACAACAGTTACCTCGTGATGGCTCAATACGATCAATGTTCAAAGCGGAGGAAGGTAACACTTTACTGATAACGGATTACAGTGCTATAGAGCTTGCTACACTGGCTCAACACGTATATACCACGCAAGGAAGTTCGGTTATGCGAGATAAGATAAATGAAGGGGCGGATCTGCATAAATACTATGCATCCGTCTTATTCGGAGTAGATGAGGATAAAGTAGAGAAGTGGCAACGACAAGCCGCTAAGGCTGCTAACTTTGGATTTCCAGGTGGATTAGGTATAGAAACCTTTGTCGAGTTTGCTAAGGGGTATGACATTAATCTAACAGCAGATGAAGCACAGCACATGAAGAATACCTGGTTTAATGCCTTCCCTGAGATGAAGCAGTATATGCAGGGAGAACAAGGGAGCGTATGGACCCTTACAGGTAGGCTTAGATCTGATACAACCTACTGCGCAGAGAAGAACACAGCCTTTCAGGGATTAGCCGCAGACGGGGCTAAAATAGCCTTATATAACCTTATGGACGCAGGCTACAAGCTGGTAGGCTTTGTACACGATGAAATAATCACGGAAGTGCCTGAAAATACAGCAGAAGAAATGCGTGGACTACAGGAGGAAATTATGATAAACTCAATGGCACTCGTAGTACCTGATGTAAAAATCAGTGTAGAATCTACAGTTTCATCCAGGTATTGTAAATGAAATTCAATCAAGGAGACTGGGTTAAGGTTACGAGGGAGGGGGTTAGCGACGGTGGCTTAGGAGCTATTGTAGGTAGAGAGATCTACAATGGTAAAAGCATATACCGAGTTATCCTGTTAGAGATGCCAGAGGTCGAATTAACATGTGCCGAAGAAGATCTAGTCAACTGGACTGAAAGTTTAAAGAATAAAAATTTGCCATCTATTTGCGAGTGTGGAGGCGACAAACTGGAAATACCACATCATTATGATTGGTGTCCTAGGGGTTAGTTATGATTAGATATAAAGCAAAAATTCAAAAAGATGACGACGGATATACTGTATCTTTTCCTGATCTTCCAGGGTGCTTCTCTTACGGTTCCACTCTTAAAGAAGCGAAAGTGAACGCAGTAGAAGCCTTAGATTTATACTTGGAAGAAGCAAACAGTCCAAAAGGGAAATACCACATCATTATGGGTGGTGTCCTAAGGGTCAGTCATGAGTAATATATTGAAGATGCACGACAGCAGAGACAAGCTGATTGATAAATTAATTGATGATAAGAATCGCATATACACTAGACTAAAAAGAGAAGAAAGAGAAAATGCAGTACTAAGATCTCAGATAAAGTATGTCAAGGAAAGGCTTAAACATGCTGAGAAAAAGATGAAGGAATTATCTAATGAAATCAATGACAATAGAGCTAAAGAAAAAAGATCTGGAGATAGCGACACAATTCGCCAATGATAGGGTAGGACTTTCTATAGATCATTACAAGAAAAGAGGACAGGGTAGTTTAGATAAGATTACTCATGATATTACTACCGGAGCTTTAGGTGAGATAGGTATTGCCAGGGCTCTTAAACGACTAGGTATTAAATCTAGCAAACCGGATTTTAACGTATATGACACTAAAAAGAAAAGTTATGATGCTGACCTTACAGATAATTCTGGTAACAGATTTCATTGTAAATCACAATGCGTTGAGTCGGCTAATAAATATGGTAAGTCCTATATACTACAGTATGGTGGTAACGGTATGGGACATGTTGACAAACTATTCAGAAATGTTACTAATCGTGATTTTCTTATTCCTTGTCTTGTCGATGTGGAGAACATGGAAGTAATTATATACGGATGTATAAAAATAGAAACCATAGTTAAAAAAGAATTAATAAAGATGCCACGAGTGAAGTGGTTAGAATATAGTAAACGAGCTATATATCTAGAAGATCTATTTACTTTATCTTGGTATGAAAGATGGGGTAGACTAAAGAAAGAAAGTATGGTATAGTTAGATATGGGTTATTATGTCGGAGGGTAGCTTAGGCTTTAAACACACCCTCCAGATCCATTACAGGGAGACTCATGGAAGGAAAGAAGTTCGATACAGATAAACCCCAATATGATTTAATAGATGCACATGCCCTAGAGGACCTAGCTAAGGTTCTAACCATAGGCGCACAAAAATACGATAGATATAACTGGAAGAATGTAGAACCTCATAGATATGAAGCTGCCTTACTTAGGCATATACAATCATGGAGAATGGGGGAGAAGAAAGATCCAGAGACAGGATTACACCACATGGCTCATGCCTTAGCAAATGCAATGTTCTTATATTGTCATGATGATTTAGAACCAGTAGAAATTACTGATATAGAAGATAACGAAATATATCTGTGATATTCCTTACTTTCCTAGCTTACTTGCACTTACAATCTTCTCTATGGTACGTCCTCCGACATAAGCACCTAAAAAGATCTCGGCTAACTTGTATAGTTCGGGACCTGGTTGACAAAGACCAAAAGAAGCTAACACAATAATAGTGACCAGGGCGGTCGAGCAGATGGGTCGCCACATGGCAACGAATGGATGAGGTGAATTAGCCTCTGCGATTAGCAATTTGTGTCGATACTCTGCCAGCTTACTTTCATAGTCCAGGATTCGG